GAGGCAATTGGACAGATCCAGGCTGCAGATGATCGCAGACGTGCCAAAGGAAGCAGGCACAGCCTGAGCTTCCGTCCTGTGGGGAATACGCTTACGAATCGGCTCAGAGTATAATGGCGCAATTCACCAGGTTTGGGACCAAACGCTACGGGATTGGGCCTTATGTCCGAGAAGTGATTTTTGAGCAGATCCCGAATGTGGTTGGGAATTGGACAAAGCAGGTTGACACAACTCAGGAGATCTGGAGCAAACAGCCAGATACAACACTAGAAGAGTGGACAGCAAAATCTAAGGATAATTGATGGCAATCACAGACAGTCCACCGACCTCGGCAAATTACGGGATCACACTCCCAGAGGTTGGCAAAGACCGAGATTCCTGGGGGTCCAAGCTCAACGCAGCCTTTCAGAGCCTTGAGAATGAGACTTACACGGTTGATCAGATCTTGGGGGAGGTCAGTGACTCCGTAACTCCGAGCCTGGCGTACAACCTCACCCAGGCCAGCACAAACGCGAGCACTGCAAAGACAAACAGTGAAACAGCAATCTCTGTAGCCAACAAATCAATCAACACCACGCTGACTACGCTCACGAGCCGGGTCTTAACTCTGGAAACAACTATCGGTGCAGTAGGAACATCAGGCTCTCTGGCAGATGATGCTCGTAATGCCAAGACAGATGCCGCAGCCGCAAAAACTGCGGCAGAATCCGCACTAGGAGTGCCGTAGATGCCACAAGCAAGTGCGTACTATACGGACCTCGAGCTTCCTACGGTCAACGGAGACAATACAACCTACGGTGATATTTTATTGACGTATTTCCAGGGGTTGGAGACCAAACTCAAAAATCTATCGGACCGAGTTAATGCTGCAGGGGTTGGCAGTAGTTCCACATTGGCCCAGATCAATCGGGACATTGCCCAGACAAATACAAACACCTCTGGGATTCTGCCTGATCCCTACAGTGGGAACTACAGCACCGTCAGCACCTGGCCTGCGTATAACACCGAACTCACTGCACTAGGGATCTCTCCTCCAGAGACTGCAAGCGAGATTGAGACCTTCTTCAGTTCGGGGAATGCCACGATTCTACTCAACTACCTGACTGGGAAGCTGGATGCACTAGACATCATCGTGAGCCAAGCAGAATCGGATCTCAGTTCCGCCCTGCAGGACACTTGCGCGACGAAAACAATCCTTGATGCCCGAACTGCTGCCCAGAGCAGTGGGACCAAAACCGTAGTTCAAACTATATACAAGAGTTTTCGTACAGAACTGACCAGCTTCCCAACGCACATTGGGGGGAATGTCGATGAGTCGGAACACAAGGCGCTAAATACTGGGTCTGAATCTATTCTACAGGAACTAATCGATGACGGGGTGCTAACCACATCATTTAAGACGTTTTCTGGACGACGAGTCTCTGACAGTGCATTGGCAGGGGTTGGATCTGTGGGGGATTATGTAACGGTGCTGAGTCCTGCGTTTTCTGGGGAAGACCGAGGTGATGCTCAACGAATTGAGGCAAAGTACACAGGTTCAGCAACAGTGGACAGTACCACCAGGATTGTGTTCCGTATGCCGCAAATTGTAAATCAAGAGAATTTTTTTAATCTGGGGAGCGGAGGTGGAGACTCAGATATTGTGGATTATAAGGTCTATCAGATCCGCTACCCCTACCCAACTTTGGACTGCAGTAACCCTTTACCTCCTTACTTTAGTTAAGCGATGCCAACGACCACCACGAACTACGGACTGAATTTACCAACAGTTGGATCTGATGACGATCAATGGGGTACTTATTTAAATACAAATTTTACCAAGATCGACACCGAACTGAAGACTCTGAATGACTCAATTGCAGATCAGGATCTGGAGGAACTGGGCAACGTGGTCAATACCACTCCTGCAGAGGACCAGGTGCTGCAGTTCAACGGTCAGAACTGGTCAGCATCCACACTCTCAATCTCCGACATCTCAGGACTGCAGACTGCTCTTGATGATAAGGCGGACGATTCAGATCTCACAGGGATCACGACTAATCCAGCAGATGGGTCGATCACCTACGCAAAACTCAACACTGCCCTCCAGGTGCAGGTTGATCGGATACTTCTTACTGATGATGATGCGACTCCTACCGATAATCAAATCCTCAAATATTCCACCACCGATTCAGAGTGGAAATATGCGGACCTCCCAGGCTCAACGGTTCAGACACTCTCTGACGTAAACACGTCATCCCTCGCAGACGATGCTGTGCTGGTCTACAACTCGACAGCAGGAGAGTTTCAGTTTGAGAGTGGCGCGACCCTCCGCACCACGTTAGGGGTCGATGTCAGTGGGACTGACAACTCGACTCCGGTGAGTCTATCGGGATCTCTGGATTACCTGACCCTGTCCGGTCAGGCAATCACGCTGCAGCAAGTCAACCTCACGACAGACGTGACCGACACCCTCCCAGTTACCTCTGGTGGGACAGGCAGTGCGACTGCCAGTGATGCCAGGACTGCTCTCCAAGTTCAGCCAGGAGTACATACGCAAGCGTATGATGCAGGACTACAGTCGATCTCAGGGCTCACGACAGCAGCAGACAAGATGATCTACACGACTGCCTCCGATGTATACGCAGTTGCTGATCTGACTGCAGCAGGCCGTGCGATCCTAGATGATGCGGATTCTACGGCTCAACGAACGACGTTAGGACTGGGGGCATTAGCAACCCAGGACACAATTACTGAGTCTCAAATTTTGGATCTTGGTTCGTACATCACAGCATCCAGCACTGACACCCTCACAAACAAATCTGGCAACATCTCCCAGTGGACCAATGATTCTGGATACCTCACCGCAGAGACCAACGATCTCGGCACAGCAGTCACAGGGACCCTTGGAACGGCAAACGGAGGAACTGGAGTTACTTCTTTAGCATCACTGAATGCTGCAGATCTGGGATCGAATAACGGAGTTTCTGATGCTACGGATGGATATGTCCTGACTGCAGATGGAACGGGTGGAGTTGCGTGGGAAGCAGCGACCGGAGGGGTCTCCGATATCGTCAGTGATACTACCCCACAACTCGGTGGTCCCTTAGATGTCAATGGGCAGTCCATTGTTTCGGTTTCAGCAGGGAACATCAGTATCACTCCCGATACTACGGGCAAGATCATCCTTGACGGGCTTTCGTGGCCCACAGCAGACGGGTCTGCAGATCAGGTTTTGAAAACCGATGGTGCTGGCAATCTGAGCTTCGTGGATCAGTCAAGTGGCGGCTCTGGCAGTAGTTACATCGAACACAGTTCAACGGTATCCGATTCACTAGCGATCAGTGCGGGAACGAATCGAATGTATATTGGCAACACAACCTTTTCGGGTAGCGGAACGCTGGCAGGTTACTTAGTCATCAGTCACGGATACGCTAATTTTACTGGTGCGTCTGCACTCAATGTAACAGGCATTCTTAAAGTGGTGAGTTAAATATGGCAGGAGAAATACAACTAAACAGTGTGACCCTGGCTACGGAGTCATCTGGGACAATCACACTATCAAATGTGGACAGTGCGACCAACCGGACAAATCTGGGTCTGGGTTCAATGGCTACTCAAGCAGCAGACAGTGTTGCCATTACTGGTGGCACGATTGGCAGTGGAGTGGTGTTCCCTGCTGGGCATATTATCCAAATAAAAACAGCAGTTTTAGCACCTACCTTTATAGTAACAACCAATACATCATTCCAACCAGTATCCGGTTTAGATTTAACGCTTACCAGAACTGCCAATACATATGTAGTTTATATGATAATGGGTGGTGGCTTATATACTTCAGTAGCAGATGAGTCATTGCACACGACCGTTAAACGTTCTGATGGATCATCATACTCAGGAACTAACGAATTGGATCTAGGTGCGTCTAATAACTACGGAATGTCTCGATCCTACGGAATCAATTCACCCATTTTACATCCGCATTCAGGTGGAGTTGTGGACACCAGTAATATTTCTGGTTCATATTCTTATCGTACATTCTTTAGATCAGTCGGTGGTGAAAGTGTACAGTTTTCTTTTAGTGACAGAGCGAACACTTTGGCTATAATTTTTGAATTTAATCCGAGTTAAATATGATTACTAAGTTTCAAGCAATACAAGCCTTAAGGCCAAATATTCCATTAACGCAGTATGGAGAGATTCTTACTTCACCAGATCCGTTACCATCCGAAGAAGAAATACAAGCGAAGGTAGAAGAACTACAAGTCGCTGAACCAATGCGTCAACTACGTTTAGAAAGAACCAGACTTCTAGCCCAATCAGACTGGATGGCAAACTCTGACGTAACGATGAGTGAAGAATGGAGAGTCTACAGACAGTCCTTACGAGACATCACCACACAGACCCCATCGCTAGACTCTGAAGGCAACCTGACGGGCATAACGTGGCCCACAGCACCTAACGATTAACCAAGGCCGAGCAATGCCAGAGAACTTTGTGCAGATGGTAAGTGATTTGGGGGGTACACTCGGTTCTCTCATCGCTTGTTTCTGGTACATTAAATATCAATCCGATCAGTTCTCCAAACGTGAAGAACGATGGATTACTAAGGATGACCACAACGATCAGGCACTTAGAGATTTGATGACTACATCGCACTCTCAGTTACTGACGGTTTTGACCGGAGTAAACACGACTCTTAAGGAAATGACAGTGGCGATTTCGGAATTAAAGCAGACCATTGAACACGGGGAAAGACGGTGACCGAGTACGTTGAGAACTCTCCAAGATTTTCCAAGCAGGAGCTCCAGTGCAAGCACACTGGAATCTGCAAGATGTCCAAGCTGTTCCTGGATC